CTACTGTTTTTTGAGATACTTGCTTGACGCAAATCCGACAATGCCCTTGTAATCAATATATAACCAGTCCACTCCGGAAACGTCCGTGTAATATCCCCAACACTGCACCGTCTCGTTAGGTTTCATTTTTACAAGCAGCGTTTTCCCCGTTCCTGCTCCGGCTCTTAATGCAAGGAAATCCGATGCAGTAATTTTGTACTCGCCCGCAAGTGATTTATCAAATCCCCGTGCATAGTCCACCTTGGCTTTTGCCTCAACCTCCGGTTTTTTTGCACCGGAAATCTTTGAACCGTCTGTCAGATTCGTCGCCACATGGTGAGAATCATTCAGAATGATGTCGCCCTCAAGCAAGTACGCATCCGATGTCAGATATTTGCTCGCTGTGAGCACCTCGAACCCTGCTGCCTTGAGACCTGCCCGCATATTTCCGGTATAAAGATAAATGCTCACGTCTTTCAACTTCTGAATCCCCAGTCTGTACCCTGCACCTTTGACAATCGCTGCCACTCCGGAACTGCAATCAGCCTCACACGCAACCGTGATTTTTTCCGGCTTGTAGCTGCTCGCCTTTAAGTGCTCCCAAAATGTGTACCGCTGCGACTGGTCATAGCCGACAAGATTGTTCTTTGCTGCTGCCCTTGCCATTTCAGCAATCATTTTCCGAACCTTTGCGTCCGGATGCCGGAGGACACATTTCCACGGGCGATTGTACCAGTTTATGACCTGCCATTCTCCTCCGGTCTGGTCTCCCGCTTTTCCTCCGCTGTATTTGTTTCTTTCGTCGTGTCCGCAATTTGAAATACTCATGCTTATTCCTCCATTTCTCTCTCGTCATCGTCGCCCTTGAGTTTTCCTGCCAGTTCCGGAAATTTCTCCGTTATGAGGTAATACACCCACACCCCGAAAATGATGACCGGAATCAGCACCCACAAGACCGCACATAATAACCCGATAATGAACGCAACTGCGTTCTGCATCCACTTCTTGAGTTCCTCTGTGTCGTCATATCTTGCAAGTTCCCGTTCCTCGTCCTCTGCCTTTTCAATGTACTTGAAAAACAGAAACACGACGAGGAACACAATCACCGCACCGATGACGTAAATCAACCCGATTGTCCGGATGTTCGCCATCAAGAAATCTGCAACCTTAATCATTTACATCACCCGCCACAAATTTCTGTACTGCCTCATTCTCCTCAAGCATTGTTTTCATCTGCTCAAGAGCATCGTCCACCATCATGCTGAACATGTCGAACGTGATGACCTTTGCAAGCCAGTCAAACCTCGCCACGAACATGTCATATACATACCGCAGCTTGATTTTTCCTGTTCCTGCTCCCAGTTCCTTTTCCGCTGTCGTGACCGCATACAAGAGCCACTCTCTGACCTTGTTCAACTGCTTTTCAGTTTTCCGTGATGAATTTCATCCCTGCACCTCCTCGTTGTTGGTGTCATCCGGTTCGTCCTCGTGCTGTTTATCTGAATTTTTCTTTGTTACCGTTTTTACTGACTTTATGAGTGCCAGTGCCCCTCCCTCCACCGATAGAAAACGAAATACATTCTCTATCAGTGTTGACGGTTCTTGTCCTATCCTCACAAACACAATTATCATCACGACTGTAAAAATAAAAGCTGCAAGAATCATACAGATAACAACACGATTCATGAACTGACCGGAGACTTTGTTTTTCCGCTTTGCTGCCCGCTGCTCTATCCGGTACATTTTCCGCCTGTGCCGGAGATACCTGCGACGCTCTGCTTTCGTCATCCTGTTTCTATTCATTTGTTGCCTCCTACTGTGAGTTGATTCCTGCCTGTTCCCGCCCTCCTGTTATTGGTCGGTTTTTACCCCGTCCAGTCTCTTGTGATAACTTTTCAATGACTGCTCCACCGCAACGACCCGCTCACGGAGGTTCTGCACCTCTGCGTTTGTCTCACGGTAATCACGTTTGATGTCCTTGACATCATCTGCGATGTTCTCCAGTTTCGTCATCAAAAGTGTGTGTGTTGCTGCCCTGTCCTCCGTCTCCTGCTCCGTGTCTTTTCTGTCATTCCTGTTTTTTGAGGAAATACCGAAAAAAATTGCAAATGCGACAGAGATTCCGGACAATAACAGTGATAACTCGACCGTCAACGTCTACTCCTTTCCGAACGTCGCCTCGATGTTGTCAGTGTCGCAAAATCTCCGTGAATGATATTCGATGACATCCAGTTCCCTGTCTGTCTCTTTCACCTGCTGCCGGAGGTCTGCTTTCACCGCCTCCTCGATTTTCGACTGTTCAATGATTTCCTGCTGTTTCTTCACGATGTCCGACAATGTATTTGTCACGTCGCACATGCGTGATATTATTTCAAGCGGACTCATACGGTCTCACTTTCCGGATATGCCTCACCCGTGATGTAAACATATTCCTCCGCTGAAATACTTCCCTTTGCTACACGCTCCGCAATCTGCTCTTTCGTGAGTTTCTTCCCGTATAACCTTTTCAGACTTTCAACCAACATTCTCATATCAAATCAACCCCTCCTCAATCAACTGCTCCGTATATCTGTCGATGACTGCGTTCTCATTGAACTCTGTCACTGATGCCACGATTCCCGCTGTGTTATCCGCAACAACCTCCTGCATGAGCCTCAACCGCCCGTATTCCTCCAGTGTCAGTTCCCGCTCCTCCCGCTGCCATCCGGTCACTTTCGTTCCGTCTGCCTCGGTCTTTGTCTCCTGCCGGACATTTCTCCTCTGATATACTGTCGTCGGTGACAGTGTCGTGTCGAACTCCTCCGGCTTGACCGCCTCCGTTCCGAACACTTCTCTCCATTCTTTCATGCTTTTCTCGCTCCTTTCGCTTTGAATGTTTGCTCACTATCTTTTTTAACTTCTTTACATTCACATGAGGCTTTATCCTCTGCAAATACATGTCATAGGTGTCTGTGTTGGATATATACCCCATGTATGACAATATTGCGGTTGCGTCATACCATGTGATTTTCGGTTTTTTCGCAACCCTGTTCACCTTTCTTGTGCAGCTTAACATGATAGATTCCCGCAGGATTGTCTTGTCGTGATAAAACTGAAATCCCATAAAATCAAGCGGTCTCCCTTTTCTTGCTCCGGTCTTTCTTTCTATGTAGTCAAACCGGAACACCTGCCAGTTTCCTTTCATCTGCAAATTGAAATTTTCATGCAGATATGTTTCGATGCTCTGCTGCATCCGGTGTAATTCCTTTTTATTTTTCCCGAACACGACCATGTCGTCCATATACCGGATATAATGCACCGCCCTCAACTGTTCCTTGATGTAGTGGTCAAGAGGCTGTAACATAAAATTTGATAGCCACTGCGATGTGTAAAACCCTAAAGGCAACCCCACCTCGCTCCCGTCAATAATCAGTTCGAGGATGTACAACATCCGCTTGTCTCTGATTTTCTTTGCAAGCCACCCTTTGAGGACATCATGGTCAATGCTCTCGAAAAAGTGTCGAATATCCATCTTGAGGACATATTTACAATTCTTTTTGTCTGTCTGAATCCATTTCTCAATGTACCGTTTCCCGTAGTGTGCCCCACGGTTCGGAACACTCCCGCAGGAAAACTCATACATTCCTTTCATGAATATGTCATAACAGGCAGCGACAACGATGTGATGAATCACCTGCTCATAATTGTAACGAGGTTTCTCAATCATTCTCGTTTTCTTGCTTGTTCCCTCGTTGATGCACACTTTCCCGTGTCTCGACGGTCTCCATGCCTTTTCCGGATGCGGTACGTCGTACCACTCCGGTGCTGTGTTCTCAAGTTGCTCAATGACATCCTCGACATGCTTTTGAATGTTGTTCGGGTCTAATATCACCGCAACGTCCGGACGCTCTGTCTTGCCCTTTGCTGCCTTGTGAAATTTCTTCTCAACATTGCTATGCTCTAGCATAGGCTTGTACAGGTTATTGACGGATTTGTTTCCCATTCTTTCTTATCACCTCAAGGTCTTTCTGATGCTCTTACTCGACCCTGCCTGCATCGGTACAATTTCCACTGGTTAGATGTATTCCAACATCCTGCGGTGTAGGAAAAAGGTGTGCTTTTGATTAAACGCTCCGTCATTTGATAAGATTGGCTCGCCACGATGTTCGTGTTCACGTTCGTCGCAGGGTTGTTCACATTCCAGTACGAGAGACCGCACTTCGACGCATTACTGCGGTTGCCACCGAACAGGGCAAGGACGCACACCGATTCCCCTATCATGTCAAGGTCATCATTTTTTCATGTCGGAGATTTTATCACAATTTTTCCCGTTTGTGTCGGTCGCTCGCCCTCTTTCCAAAATCATGGAAAATCCCGCTCCGCTCAATGCCTCGGAGGGTAAACCCTCCGAACCTCCCTTTGCGGGGGAGTAAACTCCCCCGTTCCCCCTCGGCTGCTACGCAGCAACAGGCGGTTTGCAAGAAAGGCTCGCCACGATGTGCGTGTTCACGTACGTCGCAGGGTCGCTCACATTCCAGTACGAGAGACCGCACTTCGACGCACTACTGCGGTAGCCACCGAACAGGGCAACTGCTACAATCGCATTGTTAAAATAGCATCCATCGCACTCATAAGTTGTTTCACTTCCGGACACAACGGTCGGAATCCTGCCGATGTCCGATGCCATTTCCATTTTTGAAATATATCCTCCGGATGTTCCCGTCACGGTCATTCCTGTGTTAATATATCCCTCACCTGTCGAATTGTACGGAGGAACAGGTTTTACATAATAAATTCCGTTAATCAGCAGCAACCCCCGCAGACGTTTCCAAAAGTTTGCGAAAAAGTTCTCGCAATAGAACACCTTGACCGCCTGTGTTGTCGATGTATAACCGAAAAACTGTCCTTTTCCGTTGAGTGTTCCAGTCTGTAAGAAATTGTCGGAGTTGCTGTTTCCGTTCCCGAACTTTCCCTGTGAATTGGTGCTCTTTGAAATCATCGTACACATTTCATACATGAGAACAATTTCCGAAAACGACTGCTTATCCCACCGCTCGCCATTCTGTTTTGCTGCGGTCGTCTCCTGCTCGTCTGTCATTGATGCGGTCGGTGTCTGTCCGGACAGAGAACGCAAACGACTATTGATGACCGTTCCCTCATACATCGGAAAATATGTCACGGGCAAAATGTTTCCATCTTCGTCAGTATGTGCGTATGCCTTGTATGTGTCATCATACTGGGTTTCGCAGAACACGACAAAATCATAGTTGTTCTTCGACCACCGTTTGACCCAAATCAGCGGAATCTCTGACATCGCATTTCCCCCGTATGATGTGTTTGCAATGTCGGACGGTGTTCCGTCCAGTTTGAGTGCATGGTTCTCATGATTCAGTTCATAGTCAACTGTTCCGTCTGTCCTTACCATGACCGGACGGTTGTTCTTTACAAACCAAATGTCTCCCCAGTCTCCATAATCGAACCCGCCTCCGGAGAAATTCATTCCTGCGGGTGTCATTCCGACCGCATCAAACAAATAGGTGACACGGGTCGCCGGATTGCTGTCAAGGCGGTTGATTCTCATTCCGTACCGCTTTGGTTTTTCCTCTGCCCCCTTGATGATTTTCCTTGTGTTCTCAAGAATCTCCTGTGATGTCGATTCTTTCGCCATAAATATCCTTTCACCTGCTGCCATTATTCAGTTACCTCCTCACTTTCTCCGGTGTTATCTGATGCGGTTTCTTTCTCTATTTCCTCAAAATAGAGTGTACCCGCTGAAATTCCCATCCGGTATTTGATTGCTGTTGCATCGTCCGTCAGTTCAACGGTTGTCGCCATCGCCTTAATTTCTGCGATGTACTCCTCGCCTCTTTTGACCATATCGTCATAGTAGGCTTTTGCATCCGTGTCCATGCCCTCTTTGATTTCTCTGACCTCCTCGATGTCAAATGCAACGGGTAACTGCATGAACTCGGTTGAACCGTTTCCGATGCGGATGATTCTGTGACCGCTCGTTGTGGTCTCAAGACCCAGTTCTCCGTCATCGAGAACTCTTTTCGCCTCCGTCCACTCGGCGGTCGTGCCTTTCTTGATTGTGATTGTAGCTGTCGCCATTTCCTTTCACCTCTTTTCTAAATTGTGTGTGACGTTCCTGCGATGTATTTGTCATAGTCTGTTGTGAACGGTGTTCCTCCCTTGACCAGTAAAAGGTCGGTTGATGACGGTGTTCCCCCGTCCACATTGACATTGATGTCCTTTTCCAGTTCACGGATGCGTTCATAATAATCTCTTACTGCAAGCAGAATCGCATCAAGTCCAGACTGTGAAATGATGATTCTGTTTGCTTCCTCCGTCGCTGTTAGACACTTCTCTGTCTGTTCGATTGCTGCCTCCATCGCTTCGACACACTTTGCGATTGCTTTTGCAGTGTTGTCCTCTCTCCGGTTCTCTCTGATTTCCCTCGCCCGCTCTGCGGTCTCTCTCAACCGCTCCTGTGCCTCTCTGATTGCCTCCGCTGCCTCAATATCGTTCTGTGTGTCCTGTGCAATCTGTAAAGCCTCTCTCGCTGCGTGAATGGTGTTCTCAAGCCTCGTATATTCTCCGGAGTGCATGATTTCAGCATCGTCTCTCTGTGACGGAAAAATCTCCATTTCAAAATTTGCACTGGTCAGCAACGCACCGTTTTGATATAACTGCACCTCACAAACCGCTGTTCCGTGTGCCATCAACATTCCCCTTGTGAGAGGAATGAGAGCCTCGTTTCCTAACCTCTTACCGTCGTTGTGAACATGCGTCCTGTCCGGCTTTGTCATGTTGATAATGACCTCCACATTGTCCGGTATCTCATACACGACACCGTCCTCCATGAGTGTCACTCCGACATAGCGTGTTCCCATATCCATTTGTTTTGCTGCGACTGCAAAATGCTGTGTGTCTCCGTACAAATCAACCTTAATGTGTCTTATAATCTCCATACTGTCTCACCTCCTCACGACAATTCCTGCTCTGTCTTTTGAACCTCCTCGAATGACAACCTTGTGTTTGCCAGTTCGACCTTGTTCTTTTCCCGTGTCTGCGGGTATTCGTAAAACTTCACGATGCGGTGGCTCTCTCTGATTCCCGTTGACTTTGAAATCAGCAGCACCGTGTCTCCCAGTGCAATGCTGAACACTTCCTTGTGCTCCTCTGACTGCTCCGCAAGATTGACAACGTCCGCTGTGTATGATTTATAAGGCTTTGAGATTTCATCAAGTTTCGCCTCTGCATCCTCTTTCAGTGATACAACGTCCGTGTATCTTTCATCTTTCCACGTCATTGTTTTCACTTTTTTTGAATACTGATAATTTTCGATGTAATTTTTCCCACCTACATTCAGCATCAACCCGTCTTTTCCGACCGGAATGAGCCTCGTTGCAAAATCGTATGAATTTGACTGCACCTGCAATTTTTTGAGATTCAGACGTTCGATGAAATATGCTCCCCTGTCCTCACCGTACTTCTCATATATTGAAATCTCTTTACAGATAGAATCAAACACAATCTCGCATCTGTATGTTGTGATTGCCTGTTGTGCGACATCCCATGCGGAACAGTTCTGCTCAATGCGAACTGTCCTTTTTTTCGTGACATCGCACCGGATGACCCTCCACCCTGTTCCGGACACTGCCTCGGTCAGACATTGCTCCACTGTCTTTTCAACCGTCTCGAATCCCTGCGGGTACTGCTTGCCCTCCAGTTCCTCGACGTTCAATGTTCCGGTGCATTTGAACCATTCCCCGCTCGGTTCAACCTGTTTGATGACAAATTCATCCTTGTCGGTTCTGATGTAACCCTCCTCTTTGATTGAGGATGCAAAACGGTTCGTCCTGCGGAACTCAAACGTGATTTCCTTGTCTCCGGTTTTCAGCGTGCTCGTGATGCAGGTGGCTTTGATTCCGGACAATATACACACTTTCTCATGTAAATCGTTGTATAACTCCATTCTGCTGCCTCCTATAACCACATAGGCTTATACTGTAATGTGATGATTGCGTTCCGGTCGGAAAATATGAGGTGATGTGCCTTTTTTGCTCCTGTCAGCAGATACGGAAATTCCATCAAATACACGTCTCCGAACTTGTTCTGACCGTCCATTGTGACGAATCCGGTCTCACCGTCGATGATGACCGTCGAACCTCTCGGAATCGTGCTGATGACTATTTCTCCGGACGGAAAACCGTTGATTCTCAATTCCTCAATATATTCCGTCGCTGTGATTGTCAGCTTGCACGGTGTCGTTCTGTTCCCTGCTGCCTCGAACTTCATTTCATGCGTGTTCTGCCATTTCAATTCCACCTCATTACTGAACCAGTAACCCGTGAATTTGAACTCCGCTGTGTACCGCTCTTTTGTGATGGTCTTGTTCAGCGTGTTTCCCGTCATGTACCCTTTGAAGTGTCTGCTATATCCGTCAAGCGTCAGAACAACTCCCTTTTGCAGTTCTGCGTTGAAGTCGCTGACATGCCTCTGCACCTCGTCTCTGTTCCTGCCTCTGAATAACACCTTGACCGTCAATCCGGACAACGGTGTGTATGTCTCCGATTCTGACGGTGTCAATGCCCCGTCGAACATTTCCACCGTCACATTCGTCTGTGGAGGCTCGAAATCAACTGTCAACTGTTTCGCATCGAATGAACGAATGTCCTTGTCGTCAATTTTCATTTCTTACCTCCGTTTCTTTGTTGCTATCGCAAGATTATCACTGACCTTTTCGGTCGTCCGGTTCGCCACCTCGTCACCGTCGATGTAGGTGTGAACCTCTATATGATTGTTTACGCTTTGATTGATTGCTTTCAGTTTCCGGTCAAGCATTGAGTTCAACCGCATGTAAAACTCTGCCAGAGGCAAAATTGCCTCTGCTCCTGCCTCCCCTCCTACCATGAGCCTCGTTCCGTTCATCCCGAACACGGTCGGATTCATCATGATACCGCCTGTTCTGTACCACTCCACTCCGAAATGCGGAACTGACGGAGGGTTCAGACTGAATGAACCGGATATTTTGAAATGAGGCAGCTTGATACTCGGTAACGACCAAGAGAAATTGAAAAAGCCTTTGATTTTCTCAATCGCTCCGGAGACGACGGACTTTGCAGCCTCCATCTTTTCGGAGAACTTCGACCGTATGCTTTCCATGACCGAACCGACCGTTGACAGTGCGGAATTGAGTTTCGTCGAAAACGCTGTCTTTACTGCGTCAAGTTTCAACGATATGCTGTTTTTCGCTGCCTCTATTTTTGAGGTCGCTGTCGCTTTCAAATTCTCATATCCGGATGACCAATTCGACTTGATGCTTTCCAGTTTTGAGGAGAAATTCGACCGTATTGTCTCTAACTTTGTGGCGACATTGCTCTTTGCTGCCTCCAGTTTCGACGCTGCTGTCGTTTTCAAATTCTCATATCCCGCCGACCAGTTCGTTTTGATGCTCTCGACCTTTGAACTGAATTTCTGTCTCAACGATTCCAGTTTTGAGGATGCGTTTGCGTTCCACTCCGACATTTTCGTCGAAATAGAGGTTTTCATGTTCTCCCATCCGGTCGATACTTTTGACTTGACCTCATTCACTTTGTTTGAGAAATTGGTCTTGAGCGATAACAGTTTGTTGCTCGCATCCGTATTCCACTGCTGCATGGTCGTTGAAATCGTCGATTTCATGTGCGACCATCCCGTTGCAACATAGGTCTGTATTCCGGAGACTTTCTCGTGGAAATTTGTCCGGATTTCTGTCAGTTTCGTCGCTGCATTGGTTTTCCACTCGGTCATCTTTGTCGTGACGGTCGTTTTCATGTTTTCCCAACCGTCACGGACTTTTGTCTTAATCTCGTCAGTCTTTTCAGAAAACTTTGTCTTGAGTTCCGTCAGCTTTCCTCCGGTCAGATTATCAACAAATGTGAATCCTGCGGAATAATAACCTTTGATTCCCTCCCAACCTGCTGCAACGATTCCTTTGATACCGCCCCCGTTTTCTTCGTAGGCGGTTTTCATGTTCCCCAGTTTCTCCTTTACAGTGTCAACTGCTGCCCCCATGATGTTTGATGCGGTCTCTTTGACTGCACTGAACGCTTTTGACGCAGCCTGTCCGATTCCGGAATTAAGAAATTTATTCTTTACCTCCTCGATTTTCTCTTTCGCACTGTTCAACGCTCCCGTGATGGTCTCTTTTATCTTCCCGAATCCCTCTTTGACCGTTGACCATAGCTTGTTCACTGCGTTTCTGAACGTCTCTGATTTGTTATATAAAAGCACGAATCCGGCGACCAGTGCTGCGATTGCGATGACGACAAGTGCAATCGGGTTCATAGACATAACGACATTCAATGCGGACTGTGCCACTGTCATCGTTTTTGTTGCTACCGTTCCGGCGATGCTTGCTGCTTTATGTGCTGCCATTGCTGCGGTGCTTGCAGTCGCCTTTGCTGCGTGTGCGACAAACCCTGCTGCCGATTTTCCCAAATTCAGCACGAATGTTCCCGCACTCTTTCCGGCACTCAACGCATTTGTTCCGAACGTCTTGACTGCTGTCGCTGCTGTCGGTGCTATCTCTTTCACTTTCTTGTAACCGTCAACAACACTTTTCACACCTTTTGTCATCTTCCCGAACGCTGTCGTGGCGGGTCCTATGGCAGCGACCACCGCACCGATTTTGATGACATTTTGAGCGGTCTCGGAATCCATATTCTTGAGCACGTTCGTCACGTCTCCGATGACCTCTTTCACGGTTGGCATGATGTCCTTTCCCAACCGCAGCAGTTCATTTCCTAAAGGCAAAAGGGAGGTCTGCAATTCTCTGAACTGGGTCTTTAACTGCGTAGAAAAAGAATTGTTCACCTGCTCCCCCGCTTTGACCGTCGCTCCCTCGACGTTCTCAAGTCCTCCCTCTATATCTGCAAGCGACAACACCGTGTCTTTCCCTAAATCCTCCCACATCGTTCCAAACAGGTCTACACCTGCGATGTTCTGTGAAATAGGGTCATCCATGTTTTTCAGTGCAACGAGGGTCTCGTGAAATGCCTGTGACGCTGTGTCTCCCCCTGCTGCAAACTTTTTCGCCATCTCGTCCGCATTTAGTCCGATTCTGTTGAACCCGTCCACTGTCGTGTCCGAACCGTCAACCGCTCTGATGCTGAACTCTTTCATTGCGTCGCCGACTTTGTCAAGATTAAACGCTCCGTTTTGTGCTCCTTGAATCAAATAAGCCATTGCGGTCTTTGCGTCCATTCCTAACGCTTGGAACTTCGGCGAATATTCCCGCATGGTGTCAAGCAGTTCTCCCGAATAATTCGCTCCGTTTTGGAATCCGACCGTCAGCACATCCATTCCCTCGCTGATGTCGTCAATAATTCCGTTGTTTTTCATGGTCGTCAGAGTTCTCGCCAGTTCCTCGTTCTCCGTTCCGAACATATCGGACATAGTCATCATCTGCTCGGCGATTGCCTGCTGCTGTTCAACAGACATGTCTTTCGCCCCTTTGATGTTCTGAACGAGTGTGACGACCGCAGACGAACAGTCACCCAAACTCTCCCCGAATCCATTTGTGTAAAGATTTTGAGCGACGGTCTTGAGTTTCTCTGTCTCCTCTGCTGTCAATCCCAACTGACCCTGCATCGACATCAAGTCATTTTCGACATCGTATGCGTTTTTTGCAACTGCGGTCGCCATTCCTGCAATTCCCGCAGAAACAACGGTCATCTTTTTTCCAAAACTCTCTATTTTCTCACCCGCTTTTTCACAAGCGGATGCAAATTCATCCAGTTTATGATTCTTTAATTCCTTGTTGACATTCTCAAGTTCACCCTCCATCTCGGTGAGTTTGGTCTTTGCCTCATTGACCGCAATCTTTTGTTTTGACAGTGCTGTCTCTGTCTTTCCGATTGCGGTCTCATTATCCTTGAACTCCTGCTTTAATTTTTCAAGCGTCTCTTTCAGTGCCTTTGACTGTTCGGAGTTCTTTCCCGTCGCCTTGACAGAATCCTCATAAGCCTGTTTCGCAGCCTCGACCTTGCCTCGCAACTCCTCCTGTGCTGTCTTTTGCTCTGAAAGCCTTTTTGTCAACAATTCCTGTTTCTCTGTTGTCAGAGAAACGATGTTCTTTTGTACTTCGATTTTTGCTGTGAGGCTTTGTGCTTTCGCTTTTAATGCGTCCGCTGCTGAACCGAACGACTTCGCCTGTGCCTGTGCCAGTTTGAACTCGCTTGACAGTTCTTTCATCTGCTGTGCTGCCGACTTCATTTGTGACTGGTAATCAGACGAATTTGCGGAAATCTTCACGCTTGTATGTGCCATCGGTTCACCTCCTCCCTTTTATGTGTTCTCGTTCACCGTCTCAAGTTCAAATTTCAGATATTTCAGCAGTGCGACAATGTCCTCTTTCATGCACTGCCCGTATGATTCCCGCAGGAGACGGATTGCGATTTTGACGACACGGTCAACAATCTCACCGCATGTCCTCCATGTGTTCTGCTCCTCCTGCTCCTTGTCCTCATACCCGTTTTCTTTGTCGTACTCGTCAAATGCAGATTCCTCTTTCTCGACTGGTTCTGCCTCGACAATGTTCAGCAGTGCATCGGAGACGATGTTTTGCATGATGAAATGAATCCCTTTCGCTGCTGTCAGAAATTCAATGACATCCATCGCCCCCAGTTCCTCAAGCGACATCCGGTTTCCGAAAATCTCTTGAATGATTCTCTTGTTGAAAAACATTGCATACGCTTTTTTGTCAGAACTGTTTCTCTCCATGAACGCAGCATATTTTTTATACTGCTCCACTGTTATGTGGTTGACGAATAGCCTTTCATTCCTGCAAGTGACCGTTATTTCCGGAATCACTTGCCATTCTGAAAATTTTTCATTATCTTCTCCATGCGAGTGTTCATTTCACTCGCAATCCCCATGTCAATCATGTTAAATTCGAGGATGATTCCCGCTGCATCCAGTCCGGTCTCTGCGTCCTTTAATTCCTCGACAGTGAACTGGTCTCCGTATGCCTTGCAGATAAACAACATCATTGCCTCGATTTCCTCTCTTGAATAACGCTGACTTGCACGGTTTCCGGATGCGGTGTCGATTTTCTCTGCCAGTTCCAAATACTCCATGTATGTGTCCGCTGACATTTTCCCCATTTTGAACTCTTTGTGGTTTACGATTATTTCTCTGCTCATTGAATTATCCTCCTGTTATATTTGCTCTGTTGTTCTCTCTGACCTGTCACGCTTCTGCGTTCGGGTATTCCTGCACCGCTGCAAACCAGTCATTGATTGCTGTCGCTGCATCTGTGTCCTCTGTCACGAGGTTCGATTCATCGACCGAAATCTCATAGAGGTTGTCGATGCTCCTCTCGTAAAAGCTGCCTTTTATGCTCTTTGTGGTCGGCGACAGTTTACCCTCTTTCGTGTTCGCCTCCTCGCTGATGCCCTCTGCGAACTTCCCAACGTAAAGCCATTTGAACTCATACTTTCCGTTGAGTTTTCTTTCTCTCCATCCGACTGCGACCTCCGGTGCTCTGTCATCCGCTGACTTTTTCAAGAATCCTTTTTCGTATAACTGCCCGAACAATGCGACCCTGTCCTGCGGTGCAAGTGCATTGATTTCCAGTTCCACGTCCGTTCCCTCATACGATGTGATAACCTCCTCGGTGTTGTCGTCAGAGTAAATCTTTTCACTCGTCCACTTTTCGTCGATTTTGGCTTTGATTGCCCTTGCCAGTTTCACCGGAACTCCTGCGGTGTACTCCGTAGCAGTGTTTTTTGTCACCGCTGCGATGTAGAAATCTTTAAGACCACACGTCCTGCTCCTCACAATCTGCTGTCCTGTTTCACTCATTTTCCTGTTCCTCACTTTCATAGTATTTTGAAAATCTCTGTGCTTTCATATAGATTCCATCCTCCGGCTTTGAATCGTCTCCGTTCCTGCCCTCGAATGAAAATCCGTGCTGTTTCATGAGAGACTTGATTTCCCCTGCCAGTTCCACCTCGTCATCCCTTGAAAAAATGGTAACTTGCACGGAGAGCGTCACTCCCTCCGCATCGTCGTCCGAAAAATTGTCGTCACTCTCCCCTAAATCCCACAAGGTAACATGACGCTCTTTGATGTCTTTGTCATACCATCCCTGCATCACAATGATTCCTCTGCTGCTGACTGGTTCGAGTGCCTCCGATGCGTCTTTTATGATGTCCGGTCTGCTGCCCATGCTTATCACCCCACTGTCCTGTCTAAAAATGCTTGATACTCCTTTTCTGCGATTTTTTGCAGTTCACCGTCTGCCTCCCTGCCTGTCGCATAGATAAATTCTTGAGGCGGTCTGTAAATCGTTCCCCAGTTTATGAAACGGACATAAAAGTGACCGCCCTCGTCCTGCGTGTTCTTTTCCCACCCGACATCCGCTGTCGCTCCCGTTCCTTTCACTTTGACCTTTCCCATCGGTATTTCATCCGCTGCATGTGCGGACACCGACGACTTTGAACCGAATCCCCGACCGCTCTTTGTGATGTCTGCCGATTTTGGCATTTTCCCGGACATGATTCTTTGAACGACAGGCTCGGCGGTTTCTGCAATTTTTTTGTTCACCGCTGCAATTTCACTGTCTGTCGCTGCCCTCTCAAATGCTTTCACAAGTTCCTCAAGTCCTTTGAACTCCATTTCAACCTGCATCTCACCACCTCCGTGTCAGAATGTGACACCCTATGCGACTGAACGACATTTCAGCAGTACCCACCCGTTGTCCGTGAACATCGGTGATGCGTCATAAATCTTGAACTCCGTTCCGTCGTACTCCGCAGAAAACTCTTTCATTTTCAGTCTGACCTCTTTCATTTTTTTGCAGTTCCGAACCTTGAACACAATCGTGTTCTCAAGACCTGTCTGCAATGCTGCGTATTTCTCATTTGTTCCCAAACTCTGAACCTCGCACCAGCACTCATAGAACACGCTTGTCATCGGCTTTTTCCTGCCCTCCGTGACCTCTGTGGTCGTTCTGATAATCTTCACCCGTCCGGTCGTCATGCCCTGCCACCTCCATAGATTTCTTTCAGCAGCATCGAGGAGACCGCATTTGTCACGCTCCTTGCGTCTTTCTGATACTTTTCACGGTTGTCATACAGTTCTTTGACAAATGAGAAAACAAGCAATCTCTGACGGAATGTCAGATTGTACGGGTCGAAATCCGGAATCAATTCCGACATTTCCTCGAATGTTGCCTCAAGCATGATTTCAACGATGTCCTCGTCGTCGTCATAGTCAATGTGGTCGTACTTTTTGCACTCCTCGAGCAGTTTCGTTTTATATTCCTTTTTCTCCTCGTTCGTCATTCTTCTCACCTGCTTTCATACGCAGGGCGGTTTTCCCGCCCTGCTGCCTGTCCGTCTTATCCCTGCACAACTTCCGTGATTTCACCCTTGACGATTGCGTCCTCGTCAACAGGCTGTACATCGAAACGGTCACGAACCTTGATTCCTGTCATGTCTTTCTCCCACAAACCTGCTGCCTTGTCGTTCATGTCAATGGTCATCACATTACGGTCAAAGAGCGTGATTGCCTCTTTCATGTCACCGCAGAAAATCGGGTGCTTGTAACCTTTTACCGTGACCCCGTCCGTATCGAGAATCGGTGTGGATTTCAGCACTTTCTTTGACATCTTCACAATCGGGTATTCACCGAAAAGCAGTTTTCCCTTTGTTTTCTGCGTCGGGTCTTTCTGCAAAATATAGTTCCCGTCGCTGTCTTTCAGCTTGTCGAGGTAATTGAACCCGCTCTGATTCGTGATGACCATTGATGTCGCTGCGATTGCAGGGTCGAGTGTCTCGTTGAAAATATCCTTGAGGCTGTCGATGTTGGAAACGACCACCTCTTTCCCTGCTGTCATTGCGTTCATCACTTTCAGAATCATCATGTTTCGGGTCGCCTTTGTCTTTTTGGCAATCCATTTGTTGATGTATGCCATGATGTTCTGTGCGGTATCTTCAAGCAGTTCGGCGGTCATCTTTAAGATGCCACCCTTTTTCTTGATTGCGTATTTGACAGGCTTGAATGTCGGTTCGTCCATCTCCGGAAAATCAGCAGCCTCGTCAACATTGTCGAACGGTACAGATTCCGCATCGACCTCAATGTTTCGAGTTCCGGTCTTTGTGGTGACACCCTCCACATTGACATACTGTTCGAGGTTGTCATCGCTGCGACGCAGTTCGATGATGTCGGTTCTGATGTCGTCCGGAATGGTGACACCGATTCCGCTCTCCCCGTCCTCGTCCGGTGTCGCATCGGATGTCAGTGCATCCTTGTACACCTTGACATCGTCCTCGTCCGGCTCTCTGTGGAAGAATCCCGCCTTGATGATGTTCACGAACGACTTGACGAGGTTCTTTTTGTCTGCCTTGCCTCCGCTGATGGTCTTTGCTTTTCCTGCTGCCACCTTGTCCTCGATTTTCTCGTGCTCCTCCTCGTCCAAATCAAAGAGGAGGTCGAATTTCTCCTGCAAGGTCTTGAGTTCCTCTTTCGCTGCCTTTGCCTTATCCAGTTTCCCCTCTGCCACGAGGCTCTTGACCTCGTTCTTTTTGTCGTTGATTGCTTTCAACAATTTCTGCATTTCTTTGTTCATGTCTCTTTTCTCCTTTTTTTAGATTCCGTACATGTCTAAATCCGCAAGAATATCCTGCTTTTCTGCCTCAATTCTTGCCTGTTCCCGCTGCTCCATCTCTGCGATGACTGCGTTGACAATGTCCTCGGTTTTCGTTTTCTGCAACTGCTCCGGAATATTTGCATATTTCTCAAAATAATCGGATGCACATGCTGCGACTGCTGCCTTTTCTTCGATTTCAACATCGAAATACTGTGCCAGTTCCGCACCGGAAAACCACTTTTCTTTTGCCATGAAAGACTTGATTTTGTCACGGGTGACACCCTCTTTTGTGTGCTCCTCGTAAACGTCGAGAATGGATTCCTCGCACAAATCAAGTTGCTTGATGACTTCCTTGAAATCATCTGCGTTCCCCCATGCCATGCAGAGTGGTTTGTGAATCATTGCTTGTGCTCCGGTCGCAAAATGCAGTTCATCACATGCGAACATGATGACCGATGCGATTGACGCTGCCATCCCGTCCACATATCCGACCTTGTGACCGCTGAACCTCTTTAACTGGTTGTAGATTGCCAGTCCTGCGAATACGTCACCGCCTCCGCTGTTGAAATAGATGTCAATATCCTCATACCCCTCTAACTGGTTTAGAAAATCCGCAATGTCCTGTGGGCATTTGTCCTCCTCGTACCACATTGATTCCCATGTCGCTGAAACAATGTCTCCGTAGAAATACAAGGAACACCTGCTCTGTTCCTCACTGGTCTCAAAATCCAAATAGCCGACATTCTCGGTCTTTCCTGTGCGTTTATTCTTTTTTGTGAAATCAAAACGCTTTTTTAATGCCATTTTATTCACCTCCCTCCTCTGTTTCCTCGTCCTCTGCCTCGTCGGTTTCGTCCGGTTCGTTTTCGTCCGGGTGTTCTGCGTCCGGCTCTGTCTGTTCCTCCGGTTGCTCCGGTTCGTCGGTCTCCTCTGCCTCGGTCTGACCGCCTTTCAAATATGCTGCACCCGCCTGTGTCAGCGGGATAACATTGCCATTTGCAAGCAGGACATCGCCACCCTCTGCATCGGGGAGGTCAAGTTTCCGTCTTGCCTCGTTCGACATCATGATTGACCCTGCGACACCCTCTTTCAGATATGACATTTGTGTCTTTGAATCTGTCCGGAATAAGACTTTTTCATTGAATTTGTAATAAAATCCGTCGTCCTGTTCCTCCTCGGTCATCATTTTGTAGTTGATTTCCTCCTCATACTGCTTGATGACGAACAGTTCCGTGTCAACATAGAATGACAACTGCTGCAATTCACTGTTTGCGTATGATGATTTTGAATAGTCATTGATTTGGTTCGGCTTTACTCCGAACGCTGCTGCAATCTGCAACGCTGTGTATTTTTTCAGTTCAAAGAACTGTGAATCTGACAGTTTGATGTCAAGCGGTGTCAGTTTCATTCCCAACGGAACAGGGATGATTTTACCCGTATTCTTTGCACCGCTCCCGAACTCCTCGAACGACTTAATCAGTGCGGTCTTTGCGGTCTCGTTCAGTTCTCCGGTATATTCCAGTGTTGCCTTTGCGGTCAGTCCGCTCTCGTACAGACTATTCATATATGCCTGTGATGCGGATGCTCCGGAGATTGTGTCTCTCAATATCTGCTGCACTGGGAGACCTGTCACCCCGTCAAAACTGAATGATGTTTTGAAGTGCATGACCTCGTTTGTGTCAAATACATACTGACGACCGGATGTCGGGTCTGTGTAGACGTACCACAACCGCCCTACCCCTGCAAATATTCCCGCATCGTCCACGACGATAGTGACACAATTTGACTGCATCACCCACAAGTCAAGAACTCTGACCTCTCCTCCGTATTTCTTCCGGATGAATTTCTTTCTCATGTAGACGTATGCGTTCCCGTAGTGATTCCGGTTCATTTCAACCGTGTTCCAAAATACGGTCGGTGTCATGAACGGGTTCGGTCGCTTTGTCAGCAGCTTTGACGTTTCCGTCTGCTCTGCCTCCACGATGCCCTTGTCTGTTTTCTGATAATATTTGATAGGCATTTTCGCAAGCGTCTCCGACAACATCTTGAGGCATGTGAAATATGTCACCTCTGACGTTGTCTTTCTCCGCTTTGTCAATCCCATGCTTTCAAGGAATGACGGTGAATTGAGCGTCATCACTCCTCCGGATGTTCCGGTCATGTCGCTGCCTCTCCACCAGTTCCTCACTCTTTCCGCAAATCTTCTCAATGGGTTCATTCTTTCTCACCGCCTTTCCCCATGTATTTCTCATACATTTCAAGCCACTCGTTCACGACTTCGTTCGTGTCCGGCTTGTATTCCTCTTTCATTGCTGCTTTCCATGCGTCGATGATTGCGTCAATCGGGTCGATTCTGTCCTCGTCAACCGCCTTGTCAATCTTGATTTCCCCGTAACTGTTTGAGATGGTCTTTGCGTTCGCAATCGACCATGTCAGCAGTTCATCGAACGGAACGACTTTCTTTTTGTCCTTTCCTATCTCGACACCCTCGATTTCAACATTCCCTGCTCTGACCTCCAGTCTGAAATCAACGGTTGCGTCGTTGAGTTCCTTTGCTGTCTGCGTGATAGACACTGAATCGAATCCCAGTGCCTCAAGGTCTGACAGAAAAGCGGACGCATTGTGCGGGTCGTAACAAATTAGCTGCGGTTTCAATTCGTACAGTTTTATCAAATCCTCAAGATATTTGATGATGTATTTATAATCTGTCTTGATTCCTCCCAGTGTCTCCGTGACTGTGACAAGACCTTTCGCAATCCACACGTCATACGGAACTTTGTCCGTCTTGATGTGGTCGTCCACCCTGCTTGCCGGAATGAACGAGTGTGTGTGAACAAAATACTTTTTCACACCGTCAACCATGTACGGGATGACGATTGCGATTGATGTCAAATCCCCTCCGGAGGAGAGGTCAACACCGACATAGCACTTTGAGCCTCGGAAATCCTTGAGCGATTTCAAGACCGCACACCGTTTCCAGCCCTTTATGTCTTTGATGTACAGTGAATTTGACCACTGCATCCACATATTGAGCTGCTTGACAAGGAAGTCTCGCAAGTCCTCACCACCCATGTCACGGGCAGTATTCGCAATCGGAACAAGGTTCTCCAGTGCGTCCTCGTCAAATTCGAGAATCGGGTTCGCTTTCAGCCAGTTCTCTTTTTTGTATAAGTCATCCTCTGCGTCTAACTGGGCGATATAGACGAACTGACTGTCATTCTCGAACACTCCCTTGAGCAGATTGCAGCAATACTCATATAGCTTGTAGCAAGGCGATTTCAAGTCAAATCCTGCGGTCGTGATGACCGAAATCAGAGCGGATTTGAGTTTCTTGATACCGCCCTCAAGCAGCTTGTACATCTGATTCGTCTTGTGTGCGTGGTATTCGTCAACGATTCCTAAATACGCACGGTGTCCGTCAAGCGATTTTGTGTCACCGGACAGAGCCTTGATTTCCGAATGTGTGAAAAGACAGTCTATTGTGTGGTTGTGCTCATGAACCTTGAACCATTCCGACAACTCCTCGTCGGAATTGATGAATTTTTCAATTTCCTCCCACACTATGTTTGCTTGGTCTTGCTTTGTTGCTGTGCAGTATATTTTCCCGTACTTGTAACCGTCGAAATTGCCATAATAACATGCTAAAATTCCGTTTATGAATGACTTTCCGTTCTGCCTCCCTAACTGCACATAGGACGTTCTGAACCGCCTGTGACCCTTTTCTTTTGTCCTCCACCCGTTGATTGACCCTAAAATGAAACACTGAAACGGGTACGCTGTCACATTTTCCTGTTCCTCACCCTCCGCAATCGTGAGTTCCTCTGCGAAATTGATGATTTCCTCGGACTTTTCAACGTCAAAATAATATCTGTATGGTGCTGCTTTCGCTTTTTCAAGGTCGTCAAGATGCCTTTGACATGCCAGTCTGACATATTCTCCGGCGATGACTGCCCCTGCAACGACATCAAGAGCGTATTGTGTGCAACGGTCGGTCACTGCTGCCCCTGCTGCCATTTACCCACCCGCATACTTGGCGAATTTGTTCTCCGGTTTTTCGTCCTTTACTTTCGGAACTATCAACCGACACCGACTGCTCACCGTCATTCCGAAATCCGATGCACCCTGCCGACATTGTTTCATGCAGCGGTCTTGAATTATCATGAGACGCTCACGCTCTCCGTTCACGACCTCCCGTGTCCCGACCTGCACACGCTCGTTTTTTCCTGTGTCCGGATTCATCCTGTCCTCGTAGACAGGAATATCAATCATCAACGGTGTTTCTCTGATTTTCGTCGTCACTTCGATGTACTGCTCTTGTGCAATCAGCAACCTCGCCAGTGCATCGCAGTCCACATTTGCAATCAACTTGATTTCAAGCAGTTCCTTTGACAGTTTCCGGAATTTCTTTTTGAGTTCCGGTGTCAAATATGTCGGAGGCTTGACCTTGTCGTTCGGTGCGACGACCTCTGCATTTTTTCTCGCCTCAATCTCTGCTTTTGTGAGGTGTTTTTTCCCTTTCATGACCACCAAATCGGTGGGTTGTCTCTGTCCTGCCATGCAGCATCAAACCCCCTTTCCGTCCAGTGTTCACGAGTTTCGTGTCACAATCTGACACCCTTTCCGACCTGCCCCATCTACTGAAATTCTCGTGGGGAGTTTTCTCCGAATCTTTCGGGGGGTGCGACTAGAAAACGGTCACGCAAAACTTTTTCATGCCCCCCTGCCTCTCTGAAATGGTATTCAATCAATGACCTCAACTGTGCCTGTGTTGCTTTCATGCTTGCATTGCTTTTCTTGTACAGTGCTGTGATTGTGTTGTGTGTCTTGAGGCTTAGAGGTATCAAGTTCAACGGGTTCAACCTCTGTTCCCAGTCCTCCTCAAGTTCTATGATGTGATGGACTGGGTCGGAATCCGTCAGTGTTATCAACTCATGTGTGACATACAGTGCGTATATATCCACATACTCAAACACACTCATGATGACAGGTCTCAACTCCCGCCATTCCTTTGATATGTAGAACTCTGCTGCCCGTGGGTCTCTGCGTGTGTTGTTATACACGACATGTCTTGACTGCTGCCTCGCCTCGCACTCTGCACACATGCTCGCTGCTTGCGGTATGAGGCGACCGCATCCTCTACACGGTTTCAATAGCACACTGCTCAACTCCTCTCTGTCCTCTGTCTCCCGCTGCCTCATGCTCTTACAAGAGGCGGGCAGACATCGCACGAATCCGTGTCCTGCTGCCCGCATATAACAGGAGGGCAAACAGGCAAGAAAAAAGCGACTGCATCACTGCAATCGCTCGTCTCAACTGTTCACGCTATCATATTAACACGTTTAATTCCCTTTGTGTTCACCCACTTTTGACCCCCATTTTCACCCTGTTTTCACCCGCTTTTCACCCCGTTTTGTTCAAATTGTTTTTATTTTCGCTGCAAATTGAGGTGTTGTCTAATGCTTTCGCCCCGAATAATTTGATTGACAGTTTCGGAATCATAGCCTTGCACCACTTTTTCGGTGAGTTCTTTCCGCATCCGGTCTCCCGTGTCACGTCCTCGTATGACATGCCCTTGATATATACCATCTCAAGTACGTCGTATTTGTACCCCTCACCTGCTGCCTCTGCATCCTCTTTCAAGGATTGCAATGCTTTGTTCATGTGCTCGAACAGAATCACGGTCTCCGCTCGACATTCTCTGATAGACTGCAAAAATGCTCTCTCTGCTGATATATTGTATCTTGATATGTCGTCAATCTGCGACACCTCTGATATTGCATCCTTGATATACCGCTCCATCTCCCGATAGTTCTCAAGATACATCTGTGTTTTTTGTAGTGCGGTCATTTCCTTTTTTTCTTCCACTTCTCTTTCCTCCCCGCCTTTTCAGAGGTAAACCGTGATATTTCCTCCAGTTATTTGACCGCTCCGGCTCTCTGACCTTATAAAGTGCCTCAAATGCTGATAGAGCCTCTTTTGCGGATATTCCGACCCGCTTGAGAGCGTTTTGCAGGTTTTCGGTGTCTGCTCTGATTCTGATTTCCGGAATCTGCTTGATTTCCGGATTTTTGATGACTGTCGCTGCGTCTGCTGCCTGTTTTACGATTTCAGAGACTTCTTTCTCTGTTTTTCCCGCTGCCCGCAGCTTTGAAATGATGTTTTTCACCTTTTCAGCAAATCTCATGTCACAACCCACCCTCTCCCCTAACTGAAAGGGAGTTCTTCGTCTATCCCGTCCGGAATGTTCATGAATCCGTCTCCGTTTTCCGAATATGCTGTGTTTTGTGCGTCCTGCTGCCCTGCTGCCTTTTTACTCTCCGCAAATTCCTGTTCCTCGATGACAATGTCGGTCGTGTAGACCTTTTGACCGTCTCTATTCGTATATGAACCCGTTTGAATCCGTCCAGTGATAATGATTTTTGTTCCCTGTCTGAAATATTTTTCCGCAAACTCCGCATCCCGTCCAAATGCAACGCATCCAATGAAATCCGCTGACTGTTCACCGTCTCTTTTGAATCTCCGGTCAACTGCCAATGTATAACGTGCGATGCAGGTCTGCTCCTGCGAACTGTTCCTCTGTGTGTATCTGACATCGGGGTCTCTTGTCAGACGACCCATCAAAATGACCTTATTCATTGCAATCCTCCCGCAAAATAGCCTCGTTCTGTAACCGCTGCAACTCGACCAGTCCTTTTTTGAACGCAAGGTCATCACCGCTCATGCAGGTCTCGAATATCTCCTCATATTTCCCGATATTCTCTGAAATGAACCTCGCCTCCGCTGCTGTCCGGCTTTCATTGAGGAACATCCCCTTGACTGCCTCCCTCATGCCCTCGCATTGCAGATGTTCCTCCTCATTCTCCGGTGGTGTCTCTTTGAGTGCCTTGTCAACCACTCTGTCTATTGCATCCGCAATCTGACGTTTCCACCCTTTTGCGGTCGCCTCTGCAAGCTGTGACTGGATGTCCTCGAACGACTTTCCGTGTGCTGCTCCGGTGATTCTGATGTTTTTCTTTCCTTTTGCAGAAATCAACACCAGTTCGTCATCGTATGCGTCCATGCAATAGGCGAACTTTGCATCAAAATTCCCCTGCGGGTTTATGATGATTTCCGGCTCACTGCTGCCCTCGGTCTCAATCTTTACCCCGATATATTTTGCCCCTGCTGCTTTCGCATTGATAAATACTGCCTTTAATAAACTTTTATTCATTCTTGCCTCTCCTTTCTCTCGCACATGACCGAAACATCATGAATAACATTTCCGATAATGGTCTTTCTCTGTCTCTGCGTTTTGCTTTTTTCTCTGATTTCAAATCGTACCAATCGCCCCGATAATTCTTTATTGACGGTACAAACACACCTACATAATACGGGATTTCATTTGCTACTGCTGTATATACCTCCTCCGGCATGACATAATAATTATAATCACCGATGAAATTATGACCGTTTGGAGAATGAAAATCCTCTACCGATGACTTGACCTCATAGCAATAAAAATCTCCTTTTTCTATGCCCGACACTGTATTGTTTAGCGGTTTGAATCGCATATAATCTACCCGTACAGCGTGGGAAGTGGCATAATCAAAAGTGACTTCCCTTGCATAATAAATTCTTGGGTCATTATGTGGATTTATATACTTTTCCAGTGAAATAGAGAGCATTTTTGTAATCTCTGGTCTGCTACTCATTGTCCTGCTGCCTCCTGTTCCATTCCTCTGTCATTAGTTCCTCAAGTAGTTCCTTGATGCGTTTCGACCCTTTAAAATTCCGTTTCATGACAACGTCGCATCGTTCGCAATACGCTTTTGCGTTCAATGTCTGTTCGTTCACTTTTATTTCTGCCTGTCCTCCGCAAAACGGACATGTTTTCACTTTTCCCATTCTCTCGAATCCTCTCTCGAAATATTCCTCCGCTTTCTTCACTGCCTCTCTGCAATCGTACCCAGTGCAGGAGTGCAGGTGAGACCCGACACAAAACTTACATGTATTGAGTTTCACCCACTCCTCTCTGTCATACTTCACGACCGCCCTCAACAATTCCGACCGCCTTGTCAATACTGATGACCTCGTCACCGCCCTCGATGTACCCGTCACCGTTCGCTCTGATGTCTGCACAAATCTGTTTGATGTCTGCCCGCTCAAGAGGCTCACCGTTCTCATTCAAGAGACATGTCGCCATGATGCAATATCCCTCCTCAAGTCCGGCGAACTCTGTGAGTATGTATGTCACAAGAACTCTGACCGTGCGTCCTGTGTTCTTTCCATCCTTGAACTCCATCATTTCAAGAATGTCGCCCTTTTTATAGTCACGGTCATTCTTGCGGAGTTCAAACGTCTTTTCGCCTCTTTCGACCTCCCCGAAAAATGATGCTCCCAGTTTGATGTGATGCACTTTCTGACCGTTCTCTTTGGTATCTGACGGGAGATTGTTCATCCGCTCCTCGTCTGCCTGTTCACGGAGTTTCTTTGCGGTTTCTTTGTCGATTCTGTCCTGCTCCTCCGAATATCGCTGCTCGTCGGTCTTGTATGCCTCTGCTCTGTTCTTGTACTGGTCGCACTTCGTACACGTTCCGGTCTTGACATTGCATGTCTCGTATTCCGTGCAGGAATAGCAGAGTGACGTGATTCCCTCCGGATGCGGTGTCTGATAGTCGTCACCTGCTGCCGGATGCTCCTCATATCCTGCCGATGCTGTCCGCTCCCAGTTTTCTCCCTCGGTCTCCAACTCCTCCGGTGGATTCATGCCGATGTCAGATTGTGACACGTCCTCCTGCTGCCTTGCTGCCTCCGTATTCTCTGCCACCTGCTGCCCCTCTGCTTTCATGTCCTTAATCTCTGTATAGGACAGTTCTCCGGTCTCTTTGTATTTCTCAAGTGCCTCCTGCTGCTTTTCCGCAGACATCCCGCTCAATTCATAAGCAGCAGAGAATGTGAGACGCTCTTTGTTGAGTTCCTCTCTGAACTCCGGAATCAAATTGTTGCTGATGCTCTCGACCTGTGCGATTTTTGTCTTTGACATCTTGAGCATTGATGAAATGACATCACGGAGACGACCCGTCTTGAGGTCATACCCCTTGACTTTCTTCCCGTCCGCTTTCATGCGTTCGAGACATGCTTTCAACCGCTGCTCCTCCTCAATGATGTCTTTCACTGATTTTGTCCGGTATGCGTTGGCAATGATGATTTCAACCTGCTCCTCGTCCTCGTCCTGTGGTGTCGTCAGCTTGCAGGTGGCAATCTCAAAATCTTTGTACCCCTGCCCGACGAGGTGCTTGAGGGCAAGCCACCGCCTCTCACCTGCTACAATCCTATATTCACCCTGCTCGTTCGGTTCATATACGACCTCAAGATTCTGCTTGAGACCATACATGAGGATGTCGCCCGCCAGTTCCTCAATATCTGCTAAATCATAAAAGTTCAGCTTATTCCGGTACATCTTGAAAATCGAAATGTCCTTTGTCCGGAATCTCGCCCTCGGTGATTCGTCAATCCCTGCTTTGCTGTTTTTGTTTAATGCGTCCATGACGCTATATCCTGTCGCCATCTTCTTTCCTCCTGCTTATTTCTTCCCACCGTTCAATGCTTGCACTATTTCCCGATATTCCTTTTCACGCTCGGAGATTTGAGCCTCTAAAGTGTCTAACCGTTTGTATAGCTGATTGATTGCACGAGAGGGAAGTTTTTCACCGTTTCTCACTAAAATCTTGATTATTTCAATCCTGCTCATGCTGCTCAAGTCTGCAAGTATCTGAATTTGTGTGTTTTGGTTCTTTGCCTCTCGGTACATGATGCAGATTTCCCGCTCCGTCACATTCCATCACCCTCTTTTTTCTCTCGCTCTGCCTCTTTCTCTAATCTCTGAAATATACAGAATCCTTTGCACCTGTCCGGCTCGATTTTGCACTCCTCGCATGACTGATACAATGACCCGTCCGGTCTCCTCGGCCTTTTATCCATGCCCACTCCCTTTATTCCGTCAATTTCTGTTTCTTGGTTTCTATCCGCTCGACGTTTATCTCACCTTTGCTATTCTGTGAAATAGAGGCTTTGACCCCCCTCGGAGGTTTAAAGTGACTTTTGCAAGTCCTCCGGTGTAAATCTCCTCAACTGCTGCCCGCAGAATGTTCACGATTCCCTCTCCGGCTCTCTTTTCCGGTGCTGCATCCTCCCCGAACAGGACGGACACGTTTTTCATCGCCTTTTCTTTCCGCTGCTTTTCTTTCTGATATTCGACCGCCTCCGGACATGTGCAGGACATTGTCGCCTTTTCCTCTGCCTGTGGCTGTGTCAATTTCTCCTCTGTATCAAGCTGCACCATCTGTCCGCAAAACCGACACGGTGCTGTGTTTATGACGTTTCCCATTGTGTTTCCTCCTCTACTCAATGAATTGTTCTGCTTTGAACCTGTCTCCCATATCCATGAAATACCCGTACAAAAATTCTTTCTGTTTCTTTGTCAGATTCTTCATGTTTGTTACGATATAACCGCCATATCCGGACGGGTTGTGAATCAAACAGTAACCTTTGACTATTGAGAGAAAATCACGCTTTAATCTCAAGCAATTTTCTCCGTCTTTTCGTTCTTTTCGCCACTTCCAGTATTCTTCACCGAACCCTTTCTTTTCGCATATCTCCTCCGCAGATTCCTCATGCTGCCCGAACGGACTTTCCGTGAACTCCCCTGTCGGGGATAACCACCCGAACTCTTTTTCCTCTGTTTCCTGCTGCCCTGCTGCCTCCCGCTCCTCTTTTATGTTCGGCATGATTCCGTTTTGAAAATCCTCAAGACATTTCTTGAACTCCTCCATGTTGAGTTCCCTTGCCACTATCTTTTCATAGTTCAATGCCTCGCCTTTTTCTCCCTCCTTCAGCAGCAGCATCCGACATGTTCCCCATTCCATCTCACTGAATCCCAAACCGTAACACCGCATCACATAATACAAGCCGACTTTCAAATCCGGATTCCTTTGCAGTTCTACCGCATCAATATAGTTCTTGCTCCCCAGTGCATCCCATACGATGTGAAAATAATAGACAAACCCTTTCTCAAATGACCCGCATTTTCCGGATGATGTGATTGTCACGCAGGTGTCGCACCCGTTCCCTTTCACATGATGCTTGCATGAGGAGTTGTTGCATGTTACTTTCCTTTTTCCCAAGCTTACCCCTCCAGTTCCCTCAACAACTCATGAACCACATTCCGATAGTCCTGTGACACGATACAATTCTTTGAGAACTGCGGGAGTGGTTGCATCCTCATGGATGCCTTTTCTGCTACAATAGACCGACGAACAGACGTGACGAACATGTCAAAACCGGAACTGTCTTTCATCCACTCCTCGAACTCAAGCGATGTCTTGTTTTTCTGTCGCATCGTCACAAGTCCTTTGATGCGGAGTTCCGGATTGATTTCCCGCAGGTCGTCCACCTGCTCCTGCAAATTGTGAATCGCCTCGTTTTCAAATCCCCCGACTTTCACGGGTGCAATGACGAGTTCTGCTGCCAGTAGAATGTTGATGACAACCATGTCGAGGAGACGACCGCAATCACACACGCAATAGTCGTATGCGACCGCTACCTCTGCCAGTGCATCCCGCAGCCTCGTGACTTGGTTCTCCTCCTGCTTGAGTAAAAGGTTCATGTCGGTTCGCATGAGATACCCGTTCGCCGGAATAATGTCAATGTGGTCATACTCCGTTGACTGTATGAGTTCCGTTGTCCGGTATCTTCCACCGACGTTCTGATGATGTTCAAGCAATTCACTCATTCCGATTCCCTCCGGCTCATACCGCCCGAACGTCTTTGATGTGTCTCCCTGCGGGTCTCCGTCAAGCACGAGGACGCTTTTCCCCTGCTCCTGTCCTAACATATAGGCGATTGAATCCGACGTTGTCGTTTTCCCGATTCCACCTTTCGGTGACATTACTGCAATAATTTTCATGTTGTTTCCTCCTGTTATCCTCTTGTTTTAATAATCTCTTGTGTGACATCCGCAGCGTTGCATGGTTGCCATTTCCTCCCCGACCTTATAAAGCAAATACCCGAATGAAAAGAACGCTCCCAGTGCGATGACACCTGCTGCCAGTAAAACCTTTTTCATGACCCCTCTCACCTCCTGCTATATATAGATTGTGTAATAGAGTTTCATTTCCAAATCGCTGAAACAATAGTCCGGTGTCTCGTCCGGCTCAAGCGGTCTCATGAGGTTCAATTCTTTCCATCGTCTGTGACGTATCTCCGGAACTGCTTGGAACTTGATGACTTTCTCGTCCACGACGCTGTCGAATAAATCTGCCTCAAGAACAAACACTCCTAAAAATCCAACAAATATGTCCTTGTCCTGCTGCACTATCCTCACCCTGTCCGGATTCGTGATTGTTGCAAGGAAATCTCCGACCGTCATCACTTTGCACCTCCCTTGACTTTCCCGTCCTTTAAGATGCTGTTGTTCGGGATTTTCATTTTCTGCCCGACCTCCTCCGGCTTGCATCCGAACTGTTCCAAAAACTCCGCATAGGAATCACCGAATGTCGCATCTTTCAAATTCAGATATTCCGTGATGATGCTGATTGCCTCCTCTGCGGAATAGCAGGTTGCAACAAAATGTCCTGCTGCTGCCATATCTGCAAGGAACTCTTTCTGTGTGTCCTGCTGTCTGTTGCTCCCGAATTTCATTTCAATGTACAGTCCGCAATATATCCCTTTCGGGTATGGTAGGCACAAATCAGAAACACCCGCCTTGACACCCATCTGTTTGAGTTTCACTGCCTCAAGCCTGTTCCTGCTGCCTCCGTTCGGAACATGATACAGCCATTTCAATTCCGGATGGTGGTTCATGTTGTACTGCGTCCACTGGATGACTGCAATCTGCTCCGTGTCCTCGCTCCTCATTGCATTTCTCATGTTCATCGTTCTCACCTCCTCCCGCTGCCTGTGCGTCATATTCTTCCTTGCACCTGCTGAAATACTCGCAGAACAGACAAACGTGTCTGCAATCCTTAACCCTCAACATGTGCCGGATTCTGTCAATCAGTCCTTTCAATGTTCCATTCCTCCTCCAGTTCCCTTGCCCTGTTCATGATTCCCTCATTGTAGGAATAGACATAGATTCCTTTGTTCCACAAATGCTCCCTTGCTCCCCGCTCTCCGTAGTTATAAGCTGCAAGAGCGTCCTGCGCCGTTCCGTATTTCTCAATGAGTTCTGCAAGGAAGTCAATCCCGACCATCACATTCTGATACGGGTTTTTGATGTTCGTGCAGTTTAGCCTCTCCATCCGGTCTGTATGTGCCGATTCATAAATCTGCATATAACCGATGCTGTTTCCGTCGTCTCCGACCTTATCGAATACATAACCGGATTCACGCTCAATCAGTGCCACAACGAGGGAATAATCAACTCCGTACTGCTTGCACAATATGTATGTGTAGCACTGCATTTTCTCCGGAAAATACCCGCCTGTGTCCTCAAACTCCTCCGGTATTGCATGATAGACAAAACCGTCGTTTTCTCCTCCCCAGTCAGCGGACATCGTGTCAAATACTGCATACTTGTCCGGCTCGTCCTTCTGCCCTTGTGTCTCTGTGTAGGCTCTGACGCTCTCAAGCATTGCATTTTGTCCTGATTCCTCCCGCTGCCTCTCTGCTACTGTCATACCTGCAAAGAACTCTTTCTGTGTGTCCTGCTGCCTGTTGCTCCCGAAAAGCATCACTCTGTCAATCACACATGCGGTCAGAACAACCACAAGCACCGACATCACCGTTAAAAATATCCTGCGTTTCCTTTGCCTTTTCTTTTTCTGACGTTTCCATTCCCGCCTCGTCATCCTCGCTTTTCCTCCTCTTTCTTAATCTCGCCCGTATATAGAACATGCTGTTGAAATCGTTGTAATAGATGCCCGCATCCGTGAAATTAAAATCCGGATACCACTTTTTCATCTGCTCTTTGACCTGCTCGTGACCTTTCCGCATCTCCTCGACATAGGTTGCTATTTTCTTATAGCTGCCCTTTGCCTTTTCCGGTTGCTTTGAATGAACCACACGGATGTCGGGGTCTTTCAGTCCTTGAGAGGAGTTCCACCGTTTTTCCGATTTCACCCTCTGCTTTTCCTTGACGATATAGTTTGCCATTCCGGAGAGACCGTTTTCGTCCTTTTGCAGCCTCCGCACCTCGTTCCTGCTGCTCTGTTTCCAACATGCCTCGACTGCATCCATATCCATCTGACCGTCCATGACAATATGATGATGCCACCGGATTTCCTCGTTCGGGTTGTACTCCGTCACATAGACATATTTTGCGTTCGGGAGACCCCTTTTCTTTCTCTGATAATTGACCCGACGAATGAAGTTTTGCATGTTCTTGATTGCTGCGTCGATGTCTCCGTCCGGTGGGAGGTGCTCGTCATCGTATGTGAGAGTTATCCACAAATCTTTATCCGTGAAATTCTCGTTTATAAGACGCTCAACATATTTCCGTGCGTTCTTATCGTTCAGATTCCTTTGAGCCTTGTCATTGTCTTTTTTAATGCTCCGACCCTCCGGAGGTACGTCATCCATGTTCGTGAACTGCGGATATATTTCAACCTCGAACTGCTCCCCTGCCTTTATCTCTTTGAGGGCATACACAACCTTTTTCCCCTGCTTGAACATCTGCTCAATGAACCACTCATGTAACTGCTCAAGCTGCTTGTTATATGCTGCCTCATAGTCATAAGGGATGAACACCATCCCTCTCTTTCTCCTGCTGCCCTTTCCCTTTTTCGCCATTCTGACACTGCTCCTCCTGCTGCCTCTTATTTCCTCCCTCTGACCCTGTCGTTGAGTTGTTACTATCTATTACAAGGTCGGGAATGAGGTCTAAAACCCCTTGAAAATGCGGGTTTTTTCCGCTTTTTCTTGTTGCTTTCTTGTGTCAGATTTGCTATACTATTTATAGGTTTTAGCGACTGACACAATCAGTCAAACCGGACACCGCTGCAACGGTGTCCTTTCTTTTTGCCCTGCTGCCTCCTCAATCGTGATGTATGATGCAGATTCCTTTTTCTCTTGCCCTCTTGATTTCTCCTGCCATGCCCTCTGAAATCCCGAACCTGCGACCGACAAGCATTGTTTCACATTTCTCAACGATTGCTTGTCCTGCTACCAGTCCGCACCGTCTCTCTGCCTCGTCTGCCTCATTCAAGCACTGTGTCATGTACAAATGAGGTGTGACTGCTGTCTCACCCTGCAATAAAATCTCCCGTGTCAATTCCCTCGCATAGTCGATGTTACGCTGCAACGTCTCCTCGTCTGCTGCTCTGTACGGTGAACATATATAGACCAGTTTCATTTCTTCCCTCGTCTCCTTTCGTCGTAGTCCTCAAATTTTTCGCAAGCATTGAACGCTATCCGATTGTTGACCCATCTCTGTAATTTCTTTGTGATGTGCCCTTTTGGAAGTGATTGCTTGTTATATATCCGGATGTCCGGATTGAATCCCAGTTCCTTGAGTATGTACACCCTTTCAAGGTCTTGCTGATGCGTCGTGTCATAGTTTGTCAAAACATACACCGTCATTTTCCTTTTATCCCATCCGGTGATTTCTTTGAATCGCTTAAACTTTGGAACAACGATGTCCTTGTCCTCGTATCTATCCCACGCAAAATGTATGTTCTTTGTTTTTATCTGCTTTAGCATGAGGGTCTTTTCGTCTGTCAACGTCCGGATGTCAACCCCCTGCGTAAAATCTACCCATGAACCGGAATCAATAAGCTGCTGCAATATATCCCGCCATTCTGCACATGCGGTCGGGTTCGGGTCTAAAAGAATAATGTTTTTTTGACCATTCCAAAACTCGGACAGGTCTGCGACTTTATATGCACATTTCCCCTCTTTTGCTCCAACATGACAGAATCCACATCCTCTCGGACATCCTCTGCTCATATACCCGAACGCTTTATCTTTTGTTAATTCCGGATATATTGAATAGTCCGGATATATATGTTCTACCTCCGGATGTAATTGCGAATCACGCTCCGAATGATAGACCTCCAGTCCGTTTTTCAGTTCGATACAATACCCGCTCCCTCCTCGAATCACTGCATCCGCATCAATACAAAATTGATAATCGGGAGTAAAACTGAAAACTTTTGACATGTAAACCACATCCATGTGTCCGCTGAAAAGAGGCTCGTACCATTCGACTGAATCCCCCTGCTGCTTATGCCACGCAGATAGTTTCATCAATGGAATGTTCGGGAAATTGTGACCGTCTACATCTATCAACCCGATTTTCACTGCTCTCGTCTCCTCTCATACCCCCCCGATAAAATCGAAGATGGTCATTTGTGCCTGTTCTGCCTTTATTCGCTCCGATGCTTTCTGAAAATAATCTGCATCTATCTCAAACCCTAAAAACTCATGTTGTGTCCGGTGTGCAGCAATGAGACACGCTCCACTCCCTGCATGAGTATCAAGAATCTTGTCTCCCTCTTTCGCATATCGTGATATAACCCACTCATAGAGTTTCACGGGTTTCTGCGTCGGGTGAAATGTTCCGTCTTTCAAAAGTTCCACCCTGTTCATGACGACAATGCGTGTCGGAACATCAAACGATGTATAGGCAAGTTCACAATCCAACATCGTCAAACCGTGCTGACCCTTATCCCAAACAATCCACCCTTTTGTTCCCCGTGTGAGGTGTTCCACAAAATAATTCCCACCCCATAGAATCTGATTGACCGAAATCCGCTCCAGTTCTCTGAAATACTCCTCCGGAGGAATTGCATCATCCCAGTTCTTTCGTGTGTGTTCTTTGCGGGTGTGTTTCGGGTTCTTCTTGTTGATGTTCAGCTTTTGCCCGTCAATTCCTATCCCATAGGGCGGGTCGCAGATTGCCAGTTCAAAAAACTTGTCCGGAATCTCCCGCATCGCAGTCATGCAGTCCATGTTGTAAAGCTGATTCAGTTCAAACATGGCTCTGCTGCCTCCTGCTTTCTTGAGACTTTCACCGTCACTTTTATCTGCTCCCGCTCGGAGATAATGCGGGCGATTGTCTCATAAAATTTCTTGATGTTCTCCTCGCTCACCGCTGCTCCTCCTCCGACATATAATCAAATAGGCTCGCTTGTGCGAACTCCTCCTCATTTTCTTCTTTAACAATTTCCGGTGCTGCCTTTGCATCCGGATTCAGTACACGCACCCATCGGGTTTTCAGTTCTCTCGGAACACCGTTGTCTCTTTCCCTCTCGCCCGTCCAAATCTCCCCGCCAGCTTCTCCCTCACATGTGAAATTACTTGCCTTTAGGCTCGCCCCATTTTCGCTCGCAAGAATGTATGTAATGATTTTTCTATATCCCATTTCTTTGGCAATCCGGCAACATGCACCGTATAACAGAGAGCAAGCGTTCCTTGTTCCGTCCGTGCATAGTCTGTTAATTTCAATCACTGTTCCGTCATCCATGTGTCTGCTGACTGGTCTCCCGCAGATTGCAACCCCAACAATCACGTCTCCCTTGCAAGCACATATTGAAAATTTGCAACCTGCAACCTTTTTATGATGTCTGTGGTTCACCTCGACAAATCTATTTGCTGCTTTTAGACCTATCGGGCGAACCTCCAGTCTGC